CTCCAGTCACAGATGTACTGGGGAGCAGACTGGTACTTCTCATACGGATTCTTGCCAATCCACATCGAGCCAGACTTTGATGGAGATATTCCTTTCATTCGCGTAGAAGATCCTATTGGATCTTACCCAGAGTTTGATCGCTTTGGACGTTGCGTAGCATACGCCAAGCGTTACAAGAAGACATCTAATGAACTTGCACATGAGTTCCCAGAGTTTGCCAGCACTATCCTTGGTCGCTTTGGTGAAAACACAGGCAACGATATCGAACTTATCAAGTACATGGATAAAGACCAGACGGTTCTTTACATGCCACATAATAATAATTTAGTTCTTAGCAAGGTGAAGAATCCTCTTGGCAAGATGATGGTGCGTATTGCACGTCGTCCTGGCATTGATGATGAACCACGCGGACAATTTGATGACGTAATCTACGTACAGATGGCTCGCGCACGTTTCGCTAACTTGGCAATGGAAGCGGCTGAAAAGTCAATCCAAGCGCCACTTGTTGTACCTAGCGATGTATTAGACCTTCCTATGGGTCCTGATGCAGTTATCCGTACAACTCAACCACAAGGTGTCGGGCGTGTCCGTTTGGATATTCCCGCTGCTGCCTTTCAGGAGCAATCAGCACTCCAATCAGAATTACGACTTGGTGCTCGATATCCTGAGGGTAGAACTGGAAACATTGACGCAAGTATTATTACTGGTCAAGGTGTCCAGGCGTTACTTGGTGCTTTCGACTCTCAGATCAAGGCTGGTCAAACCATCCTTGCTGAGGTGTTCGAAGATGTCATTAAGTTAGCGTTTGAGATGGACGAAGTTCTTTTCGACAAGGAAAAGAGCGTTAGAGGAACAGCACAGGGTACGCCGTACGAGTTAAAGTACATGCCAAGCAAGGATATCAATGGCGACACTTCTATTGAAGTTCGCTATGGCTTGATGGCTGGATTAGACCCTTCACGTGCATTGATCTTCTCACTACAAGCACTAGGTGCAGACCTTGTATCCAAAGACTTTATCCGTCGAGAACTACCATGGAATGTTAATACAACCATGGAAGAAACACGCATTACTGTAGAAAAAATGCAGGAGAATCTCACTCAGGCTATTACAGCAACTGCACAAGCAATTCCTGCAATGGCAGCGCAAGGAGCAGATCCTTCACCGCTTATTAAGAATATTGCCGATGTGATTGATCGCATCACAAGGGGAGAAAACATACAGGATGCTGCGTTGGCAGTGTTCACGCCGCCACAGCAGCCTGAACAACCAGCCCAGCCAGAGATGGCTCCACCAGGCGCACAAGGCCCAGTTGAGCAGGCTCCCCAATCCCCAGCCGCTCCTGGACAACCTTCTGGTGGAGTCCCTCAACAAGCAGGACCACCAGCAGATTTAGCAACTATGTTAGCAGGACTAGGAGGATAAGATGGCAGCGCGTAAGAAACCAGTCAAGAAAGCAGCGGTAAAGACTGTACGCGATGAGTCTTATTCAAGATTAGAACTTTATTGCATAGCAATGAATGAGTACTACAAAGCATTACGCGTCGCAGGGTTTCCTGCAGACGTATGCATGACAGTCATGATGGATCGCAGTTCATGGCCAGATTGGATGTTGCCAGATGTTGGCATGCCAAACAAGATGGATCCACTCGAGTATATTGATGATGAAGATGAGGACTAAAAATGTCGAATATTGCACCTATATCAGGAGTCGGAAAGAACGCCAAGCGTACTGACCGTGGCATGGTCCAGAAAATTCAACGTAACGCCAAGATTCAAAATGCTTCTGGGGGAGCATATGGAGAACGCGCAGAGATGCAGAGTCTTGCATCTGGTGGAGCAACGGCTCCTACAGCAAGTGCAGCATCAGCAGGCGCACCTGCGTCAGCGATGCCATCTGTTCCAACAGTAAACGCTTTTGCTCCAGGAACACAAGGAGTCCCTCTTTCAAGCGGTGCAAAAGGTGGACCTGGTGTTGACGATTCAGTACAGCAAACACCTGTTGATTCTATTAATCCTGACTCTATGTTTGTCCGTGCATTGTATGCGGCTAACCCAGAATCTCGTCAATTAATGATGATGGTAGAAGCATATAACGAACTGGAATCTTAATGGCTGATAATCTAAACGCCATCCTAGAGGCTAGGAAAAACTCTTATAAGACAATGATGCGGTACTCAATGAACTCATTGTCTCCAGATGCACTATCTAATTTTAATTCAATCACCCAAAAATATCCTGGGTTGAGTAATGACCTAGTTGTATCTATGGTTCGTCAGGGATTGACTGCAGATACTCCTGGAATCAACAAGATAACAACTATTGATGGTATTGCTGCACTTAAAGCAGACGCATTTAACGTAGATAAAATCAAGAAGAGCGTAGAACCTGATCGCGGATTCCTTGGTACTATCCAGGCTGGATTAAAAGAGGGCATTTACGATCCGTTTAAGGGTCTAACTCGTACTCTTTTTGCTACTCTTCGTTTACCTTATGATATTGCCACAATCACAACACGAAATGCACTAGCAGTTTATCGTGGTGAAGACATTTCAAGATCAGAAATATGGACAGGTGCTTTTGGCGAAGCAAGCGCTTTAGGATCTTTGGTACGAAACTTTTCAGATCAAGGTTCTGGATTTTTTGTTGGCCCTAAGAGTGGTGCTGGAAAAGCACAGATCAAAGCCATGGGCAAGTATGGTCAGATTAATGGTGAATCTTTTACTATTGGTCGTAGCATTTTTAATGGCATTGGTATGAATCCAGAAGAAAACGCATACAAGGTTTTATCTGGAATCGTAGATGCAACACTTAACGTGGGCTTAGACCCATCTATGTGGTTTGGACCTGGCGCTGTAGGTAAAATTCTTACACAGGGCAAGAAGGCAACCACATTAGCAAACGATATCCTAGAATACAACAAGCCTGGAATTAGCCAACTTGAAAAAGAAGCAGTAGAACTTCTTAAAGCAGAAGGCAAAGTTCTAGAAGATCAAATTACAAAAAGAATATCTTCACCTTACAAGCGTGTTGCAAAAGACGTTAAGAAAAAAGAAGACGAAATTATTGCTGTTGAAAAGCAAATTGTTGACAAGCAAATTAAAACTGCTACTAAACTGTTAAATTTTGAAAGACTAAATGCTGCTCGATGGACATCACTGCCAGCAGACGATGTTTCTAAGCAAACACTTTCTGATAAAAGTATTTCTGAGTGGTTTGTAACCAACCCTAAGACTCAAACTGGTGAACTATCTGAGGCAATGGCTCTATTGTCTGCCGATATGAAAAGCACTGGTGGATTCTTTGATGGCTATATTCTTCTTGATGAAGTTCCACAGTATGGCAAGGTTAGCGCTGGAGCGCATTATCTAGATGAATATGCAGTTACTGCAAACGATGCAGACGAATTAAGATTACTTGATCTTGCTGATGATTTTACAAAGGCTGATGAAGCAACACGCACAGCAGAAGGTCTTCGTCGTGCTCAATTAGCAGATCGTTTAGATAAACTAGGCAAGAATGCAGCAGATCCAGAGTTTAGAGTATTTAACGAACTAGCAACTAGACTTCGTGACGAAGCAGCAGCACTTGATGGATTCACAGGATCTTTGTTTGTTGTTGGCGATGAATTAGCAGCAGGAAAGAGTCTTGGTGCTCTTCTTGGTGAGATTGCAGCGCTAAAGAACCCAGCAGTTATGTCTAAAGTATCAGAACTTGTAGAAGACATCTGGAAGGTTGATGGATTTACCAACATTCGCTCTATCTATGGCGGAACTGGTGGAGTTGCAATTACCAATATGGGACGAATTGCAGCCACACGTGCTGAAATTGGTATCGCAGCATCAGAGTTTGCAGATCCTACCAATCTAGGACCTAACGTTCTTAGACTACTACAGTCAATCAAAAAGCCTCAAGATGAATTGGCTGTACGTCAAAATGAATTTGATGACTTGATTAATAAGCAACTAGACCTTGAAGATAAAGAAAGATGGTTTAGCCTCCTACGCGAAAAAGCAAACGGAGATCCAGACATTCTTAGAGAGTTAATTGCAGATCCTAAAGCAAAAGGTCTTAAAGGTCTACTTAAACTAGAAGCAGAACTTGCAGAGAAGTCAGTCTACAGAGAATCTATTCTAGCAAGTGCTGGACTTACCGATGGTTTTATGGGTAATGTTCTTGATACGCCAAACATGACCGAAGGAATAAAGTTCATGCTTGGCCGTCAGTTTAAGGTAGTTGCTGAGATTATTGCTGGCGAAAAAGACGTAATTAAACTTCGTAACCTATTTAGACGTAAATTAGACGATAGAGTTATCAAAGAATTAGCATTGGCTACTACAGTAGACGATGTATACAGAATTTTACTCAACCAAGTAAGCAGTGGTGCAGATCTACTTGCAGTCAAAAAGGCTGTTGGAACTGGTCTTAAAGTTGCAGCCAACCCAGTTGCTCGTTTGGTTCCAGGTGTAAACCTATCCGCTATTCGTATGTCTGAAAAGGTTCATCAAGCATTTGGTCGTTTCTATATGCGAACTGCAGCAGTTAATCTTAATGATTTAACATCAGTAAATAATGTTGTCGAAGACTGGATGAGTTCTATTCTTGTCGCATCTCGATTTGGTGGAATGATTATTAGTAAGGCAACCCGAGAGAGAGTTATTGCTGATACACAGAGAGCAGTCTTTGCTGCCGAAACTAACGCTGAACGTGCTGCTGCCGTTCACAACGGTATTGGCAAGTTGCTAGATGAGGTTGCAGATTCACTTGGTGGAGACGTAAAAGAAGGACTCGCTAAACTTAAAGAAAGCATTAAGATTGCTGGTGCAGATGATGTTGCTGTATCAAACTACACTCTTGAGTTGGCACTTGCTAACGGTGGTGGCGGTGTTATTGAAGCAGGCGGAAAGACAGTTCGCCTAACAAAGGGAATGCTTGAGAGCCAGTTAGTTAAAGATGTACTTCATCTTCCAGATTCACGTTCAGTAACTAAGTCTATTATAGATTATAAGACTAACTTTTCATTGTATGGTGCAGCACGATCAACTAGAGTTCTTCTTGAAGAAGCAAACGATCTCTGGCGTACAGCGCAGTTGGTGGGTCGTTTTGCCTATATCATGCGTAACGTAGGAGAAATGCAAATGCGCCAGTTCTTATCTGGCCATAACAGTTTATTTAATAACCCTATTGGCTTTATCTCTATGATGATTGCTAATCCAGAAGGTAACTGGGCTCAAAAAGCGTTAGCAAGCAAAAGCAAACTTGGCGTAAATGCCATGGGTCAGTTCTTTAAGTCTACAGATGCAGAAATTGAGTTCTCTGATTCTATTATTGCTTATCAGGCTATAACTCGTCGTGGCAAAGACTCTACTGCAGACTACGGTGCTCCTGGAAGAAAAGCAACAAGTATCTTTAGAACATACAACGTTGTAGATTCTTCAAGCGAAGACTACATACAGGGTCTTGCTTGGACAATGAACAACTTCTCGTCAGATAAATTTATTCCAGATGTTATCCGTGTGATACAAGCAGGAACACCAGAAGCACAAGTTCAGTATGTTGATGATCTCATCGATACATTTGACGAGCCAGGAAATAAGTTGCGAGAATTCCTATCAGCAATCTACAATGATAACGAAGGAATGAACGAACTACTTCTTATAAATCCTTTTAAGGAAACTGGCCCTGGTGTTGTAAAGTCAAACATTAATAAGGACAATCTCCTTACGTATTTGTTTGACGCAAAGCAACCTAACACAGTTATTGGACAAATTGACCTTCTTGCCGGTCAAGGAGCACAGAGAGATCTAGTTCTTTCTATTCTACGTGATGGACAAGTAAGTGTTCCATTTGGTGGTAAGTTAGTTACTATCAGGACGCCATATACTCAAAAAGGTTTAACAACAGATCAGGTTCTTGTTGCAGAAAAGAACTTTGAAAAACAAGTTGCTGCAATCTTTGATCCAGCCCAAATGGCAGGTTCACGCGTACGTGTATACAACGAAAAAGTAATCTTTGGTGGTCCTACTTCTGCAGCAAAGAGATTCACAAACGCCTTTTTTGGTCTAGCAGCAAGAATGGAAAGCAAATTTAACTTTGGACCTGAGTATACGGCTAGTTACTGGGACTTCGCAGCGTCATATGCAGACATGCTCAGCACTGATGATTTGATTAGATTACGTAATAATGCTAACAGAGCATTTGCACCTACATCTAAAGGTGGAAAGAAAATCATTGGTAGAGTTCCAGCACCGCTACGTGTTATCAATAGTACACTTAA